CGTTCAAAAAAGAATTGCAAAACTTACTAAAAAATGGCGAGAAGCAGAAAGACAAAGAGAAGCTGCTTTAGAATATGCCAAAGGTGTGCAAGATGAACATTCTAAACTAAAAACAAAAGTATCTAATCTAGAACCTAGTTATGTTAATGCAATGGAAGGTAGAGTTGTATCTGGTTTACAAGCAGCACAAGCAAAATTAGTTGCTGCAAGAGAAGCTGGAGATATTAAATCTGAAGTTGAAGCACAAAAAGAAATAGGTAAATTAGGTGTTGAAGAATCAAGAGTTGCTGGAATGAGACAAAGAGTGGCAGCGGAGATGAAACAAGTACAACAACCTGTAAAAACATTAGAAGAATCTATAGCACCAACACAAGCTGCACCAGATCCAAGAGCCGAAGAATGGGCTGACAAAAACACTTGGTTTGGTCAAGATAGTGCTATGACGTACACTGCTTTTGATTTACATGAAAAACTAACCAAGGAAGAAGGGTTTGATCCTGCTTCAGACGAATATTATGCTGAAGTAGATAAAAGAATGAGACTTGACTTCCCGCATAAATTTGGTAAAACCGAAACTAGGGAATCGACTAAACCTACACAAACTGTAGCGTCAGCTACGCGAAGTGTTAATAATAGTCGCAAAACAGTGAGGCTCACACCGTCTCAAGTAACAATTGCTAAAAAATTAGGTGTGCCACTAGAACTTTATGCGAAACAATTAAACATCACGAAGGAGAGATAAGCATATGATAAACGATAAAAAAATAGACTCCCGTGCGAGCCAGACAAAAGTTAAAGAACAAAAAAGAGTTTGGACTCCACCATCATCTTTAGATGCACCACCCGCACCAGATGGATTTAAACATAGGTGGATAAGAGCTGAAACGATGGGTTTTGACGACACATCAAATATGTCAGCTAAACTACGATCAGGTTTTGAATTGGTTAGATCCGATGAATATTCTGATATAGATTATCCAACTGTTAATACTGGTAAATACAAGGGAGTGATCGGAGTTGGCGGCCTACTGCTAGCAAGGATACCAGAAGAGATTGTAGAAGCGCGCAAGGAGTATTTTGAAAAACAACTTCAAGATAGAAATAACGCGATTGATAATGATCTTATGAAGGAGCAGCATCCAAGTATGCCTATCAATAGTGATAGACAGACTCGTGTAACCTTCGGTGGTACAAAGAAAAGTTAATTTTTTAGCAATTCTTACCAACGATTTAAATTAATCGTTTGCTTTCGAGCAAACAAAAGGAGATAACAATATGGCAAATAAAGATGCAGCTTTTGGTTTTAAACCGACAAGACACTTGTCTGGTGGACTAATCAGAGCAGAAGAGTATGCAATTGCTAACAACGCGTCAGGTTCAATTTTTACTGGACAAGTCGTTGAAGCAGTAGCAGGTGGTGGTATTGAACCAGCAGCAGCGGGAGACACACAACAATTGGGTGTATTCGGTGGTTGTTTTTTTACTGACCCCACAACAAGTAAACCTACGTTTAAAGCGTCATACACACAAGTCGCAGCAGCGGATATAGTAGCTACAGTTCATGTAGATCCTAATATCGTGTATGAAGTACAGCATGATGGTACTGGAACAGCACTGATGAATAATTCGGCTTTTGATTTTGTAGGAGTAGCAGGTTCTGCTATTACTGGTCAATCAACTTCGGAGTTAGACACGTCTACTTCAGGTACATCAGGCGGTTTTAAACAAATCGGTATATCAAAAGATCCTGACAATAGTGATGTGGCTTCAGCAAATGCAAATGCATATGTTGTATTCAACACTGGCGAACATGTCTTTAAATTAACAACAGGCGTATAATAGGAGTATAAATTATGGCTATATCAAGAGCACAACTAGTTAAAGAACTAGAGCCAGGTTTGAATGCATTATTCGGCTTGGAATACAAAAACTACGCAGATGAGCATGCTCAAATTTTCGATGTCGAAAATTCGGACAGAGCTTTTGAAGAAGAAGTAATGTTAAGTGGTTTCGCAAACGCTTCAGTAAAACCTGAAGGTTCAAGCGTTAACTACGATACAGCACAGGAATCTTTCACTGCTAGATACACACACGAAACGCTTGCTTTAGCGTTCTCAATCACTGAAGAAGCGATTGAAGATAACTTGTACGATAGACTTGCGTCTAGATATACAAAAGCATTAGCTAGATCAATGGCAAATGCTAAACAAGTTAAAGCAGCAAACGTACTGAACAACGCGTTCAGTTCGTCTTTCACAGGTGGTGATGGAGTAGAACTTTGTTCTGCTGTTCACCCAATTGTGGCTGGAACGTTCAAAAATGAACTGTCAACTGCAGCTGACTTAAACGAAACTTCGTTAGAGCAAGCTCTTATTGACATCGCAGCAATGACTGATGAAAGAGGCCTAAAAATTGCAGCTAAAGGAGTTAAAATGATAATTCCTTCTGCGCTTCAATTTACTGCGGAGAGATTAATGAAATCTTCTCTAAGAACTGGAACAGCTGATAATGATACGAATGCACTTGTGTCTATGGGTATGATTCCACAGGGTTACGCTGTGAATCACTACTTAACAGATACTAATGCGTTTTTCATTAAAACGGACGTGCCTAACGGTTTAAAACACTTTGTTAGAGCGCCTCTAAAAACAGCTATGGAAGGTGACTTTGAGACTGGAAACGTTAGATACAAAGCTAGAGAGAGATATTCTTTTGGATTCTCTGACTTTAGAGGTATCTTCGGATCGCCAGGAGCATAATCATTAAACTAATGTGGCGGACATAGTTCCGCCACATTTGATATTTAGAAAGAAAAATCATGAAAACATTCACAGTAAAAATATGGGCATACGATCACTACGCTAAATTTAATGTTTTAGCCGAAGATAACGCTGTTTCTGTCGAAGAATCAATACTTGACAAATTGGGAGAAAAAAGTATAAAATGGGAATATCTCGGAAACAACTATAATAACGAGATAAAACGTATAACTTATGAAGAGGTTATAAATGATACAAGACCTATACAAACAAAAAAGGTCCTTGGAGTTGAAGTGGCAACAGGAGCATATTAATGAAGATAGATATACTCTTGAAATGGTCAGAATTGATGACAAAGTTAAAGAAGTCATTACTAAGATCAAGCTGGAAGAAGCTGAAATTGCTCACAGACAAAACACTGCAGAAGGTGTTGCTCCACAAGTTTCTGTAGCTACTTAAGACACAAAGCTACATCGTTGAAATCGTACTTTCTTTACGGGCTCTCTTGCACTCTACTCAAAAGTAGAATATAAATTACACACTATATAAAAAATAATTTAAATGTAGACGCGTATAGTCGACAACCCTAGGGACTACATTTATATATTCTAGGAGGAATATTAACATGGCTAATACAACATTTAACGGCCCAGTAAGAGCAGAAGGTGGTTTTGAACAAATTACTAAAACTGCAGCAACAGGTGCAATAACAACTAACTTTGATATAGATGCAAGCGGTAACATTTCAGGTACTGGTACATCTAGAATCACAGGAACAACTACTTTTGTTGTCCCAACAGTAACAATCGTAACAGGTTATACTTCTGGTACAGTGTTAACAGCAGCACAATCAGGATCTATTGTAACCTTTCCTGCAATGAATGGTGCAGCAAGTTTATCACTTCCAGCAGCAGCTGATTGTGTAGGGTCTACTTTTCATTTTGTAATGTTAGGTACAGCAGGTAATGATGTAGACATTATTACTAATGGATCTGAAAAAATTATAGGTTGTGTACCAAAAGGTGATGGTGACAACGTAGGAATTGCAGATGCAAATGATTCTATAGGTTTTGATGCCAATGCAGTTGTAGGTTCAAGTTTTAAAGTGACTTGTATTTCATCTACAGCAGCACTAGCTTTCCTTGCACACGACATCATTGATGGACTTGCAGCGAATGTTGGTTCAATAAATCTTAAATAATAAATAATTAATGTGGGGCTTCGGCCCCACAGTTTCTTAATTAAGGAGGGAAACACATGGCAGACGTAGTAACAGGACCAGAAGTCCTACAAGAAAATGACAAACGAGTAACACTAAAAATAGTTGTTGAATCAGACGGAAACGGCAGCACAACAGTATTTTTTGATTCTTCAGCTAGATTAGTTAATGGCGCTGCATCACTTGGAACCTTACAAAGAATATGGTTTTCATGTTCTCCAGGAAATGGTTTTGATTCGTTTGCGCGTTTAGATTTTGAAGATTCTGACGGCGATAGACCTTTATTAGGGTTAACTGGCGCAGCCTATTGGGATTTTAGAGAGTTTGGTGGATTGCCACCAAGCACTGATGCTAATACCAATGGTGATATTAATTTTGTTGTAGCGGCAGCCGCTGACGCTGGCAACATGTACACAGCAATAGCAGAATTTATTAAGACACCTACATAGGAGGGTAACTAATGGCCAATACAACTTCAGGCACAGTTACTTTCGACAAAACTTTTGCAGTAGATGAAATTATTGCAGAAGCATATGAACGAATAGGTTCACAAGTAACTTCTGGATATCAATTAAAAACAGCAAGACGTTCTTTAAATATAATGTTTCAAGAATGGGGAAATAGAGGTTTGCATTACTGGGAAGTAGGGGAAGCTGATATTAATCTTGTTGAAGGTCAAGCAGAGTATATATTTTTTAGAGCAACTTCTGATGGCACTAGTGCTGTTACAAATCCTGCTGATACTTATGGTGTAGCCGATATCCTTGAAGCAACTTTAAGAGCAGATAGAACTGCAGTAGATCAAGCAGATTCTTTAATTACAAAAATCTCAAGATCAGTTTATTCTTCTTTAGCAAATAAATTATCTAAAGGAACACCTTCACAATATTTTGTTCAAAGATTTATAGATAAAACTACAATGACAATTTATCCAACTCCAGATTCCACTAATGCATCTAAAGCAATAAATTTTAATTTTATAAAAAGAATACAAGACGTAGATGGAACTTACACAGATGCAACAGATGTGCCATTTAGATTTGTACCTTGTATGGTATCTGGATTAGCTTTTTATTTAGCTCAAAAATTTAGTCCACAATTAGTACAACAAATGAAATTATATTATGAAGATGAATTATCTAGAGCATTGTCTGAAGATGGTTCTCCTAGTAGCACTCATATAGCACCAAAAATTTATTACCCAGGATAATTAATGACATTAGCAAGAGGAAAATACGCAAAAGCAATATCGGATAGATCAGGAATGGAGTTTCCATATAATGAAATGGTTCAAGAATGGAATGGTCATTTTGTGCATATATCTGAATTTGAAGAAAAACATCCTCAATTAAATATTAGTTCAAATACAGGAGAAGGTATTGGTTTATCTAATGCTAGACCCGATAGAGCTGAAACAGAAGTAGCAAGAATTTTAAGCCCTAATCCTTTTCAAACGATTGCAGCTTCATCAGGAATTATAAATGTATTTGAAAAATCTCATGGTAGGTCAACAGGTAATACTGTAAGATTTAGAGGACCAATTCATACTTCATCTGATCCAGATGGTTTTGAAAACCCTAAAGGTTTTGATGGAATAACAGGAGCAAATATTGCAAAAGCAGCAGGATATTCTATCACAGTCGGTAAAAGAGATTCAAGCGGAAATATTACAAACACAACAGATTTCTATCACTTTACTGTAGATACAAACACTGCTACAACAGGTGGTATAACAGGAGGAGGAGAGAATTGTTCGGCAGGTCCGGCAACTCTTACAGCATAATATGGCAGGATTCACTTACGCAACATTAACCACAGCAATTCAAAACTATACTGAAGTTAGTACAACTGTATTAACAAGTACAATTACAGATCAATTTATTGATAATGCTGAAACTAGAATTATGAGAGATGTGCCTATTGATGCCAATAGATTAGCAGCTACAGATAATATGGTAGCTAATCAAGCTTTTGTAAATGCTCCAGCAGGTGCATTAGTTATTAGAGGTATACAAGTTGCAGATGCAACGTCATCTTTAACTAATCCAATTTGGTTAGAAAAAAAAGATGAAACATTTTTAGAAGAATATAACAATCCAGCTTCTACTGCTAGACCAAAATACTATGCTATGAAGGGTGGTGCAACTGGTGTTACAAACACTACTTCAGGAGGAGCTTTATTATCTCCAATACCTAATACAACATACGTATACAAAATTCATTACAACGCTAGACCTACAGGTTTAAGCGCATCAACTACAACAAATTTTATTAGCCTTAACTTTCCAAATGGTTTATTATATGCCGTCTTGGTAGAAGCATATGGTTATTTAAAAGGTCCAGCAGATATGTTACAACTGTACGAACAAAAATATAAACAAGAAGTAGAGAGATTTGGAGGAGAGCAACTAGGTAGTAGAAAAAGAGATGACTACGCTGATGGAACAATCAGAATACCTGTGAACTCACCAACACCTTAGGAATTAAATTATGGCATCAACATTTACAGATCTTGGTTTAGAAATAATGGCAACTGGCGAGAACGCCGGTACTTGGGGAGATAAAACTAATACTAATTTAAACATTGTTAACACAGCAATTGCTGGTTATGTAGAACAATCTATTGCAGGTGGAGCTGCTACTACAACATTAACAATTACAGATGGTGCTGCTACATCAGTAGCTCAAAATGCTGTTATAAAATTAACAGGATCAATTACAGGAAATCAAATTGTAACAATTCCAGATTCAATAGAAAAAGTTTACATTATAACAAATGGCACTTCAGGTGCATTTACAGTACAAGTTAAAACAGCATCAGGATCAGGTGTTACTTTTGGAGTATCAGAAAAAACTACAAAATTATTATATTCAGACGGAACTAATATTGTTGACGCTGGATTTAGTGGAGGACTTGACATTGAAGGAAGAGAATTAGTTTTAGATGCAGATGGTGATACAAGTTTAACAGCAGACACGGATGATCAAATAGATATTAAAATAGCAGGCACTGATCAATTAACAATTAAAGATGGAGCCTTGTCTCCCGTTACAACTAACGATATTGATTTAGGTACAGCAAGTTTAGAATTTAAAAATGCATTCTTTGATGGCACAGTAACTTCAGATGCTTTTGCAGGACCACTTACAGGTAATGTAACAGGAAATGCTTCTGGAACTGCAGCAACAGTAACAGGTGCAGCACAATCAAGTATTACATCATTAGGAACTTTAACAACTTTAACAGTTGATGATATTACAATAAACGGCAGTACAATATCTGACGCTGGTGATTTTACATTAGATGTTGAAGGCGATATTATATTAGACGCTAACGGTGCTGATGTATTTTTAAAAGACGCTGGTACTACTTACGGATCATTAACTAACACTTCAGGAAATTTAATTGTTAAATCAGGAACAACAACTGCATTAACATTTAGTGGAGCAAACGTTACAGTTGCTGGAGATCTTACAGTATCTGGTGATGATATTACTATGGGCACAAACACTGCAGGTAATTTATTAGTTGCAGATGGTACAAATTTTAATTCAATAGCAGTTAGTTCATTATCAGAAATATCAACAGCAGCTAGTGGTGATCTTTTACTAGCAGTAGACGCTTCAGGTGGAGGACTTAAAAAAATTACAAGGTCAGCAGTTATTGCTGGAACTGGTTCAAGTGGAGATTTAGCTAATGTTGTAGAAGACACATCACCTCAACTAGGTGGTAATTTAGATATGAATGGTGCAGATATTATTACTACTTCAAATGCAACTATTGATCTAGCTCCTAAT